GGTAGAAGGCGAAAACTTATTAAAGATAAGCGGACTTAGCCCTACTTTTAGAAGAAAAGTTGGAAGAGATCTACAAAAAAGATTTGTCGGTAAAGATGGAGCAGAAACACAGCAGAACCTATTGGCACAAGCCATTACTGGCTATGCAATGTTTGATCTTATTGAGCCTCCATATAACTTAGATTATCTTTCTAGAATTTATGAAATATCACCATACAACTATGCAGCTATCAACGCCAAGGTTTATAATATTGTCGGACTCGGATATGATTTTGTCGAGACAAGAAAAACCGTAGATGCAATCGATGATATTACAGATGACAGACAGTTAGAAAGAGCAAGAAGAAAGCTCAACAGAGTTAGACAAGATTTAAATCAATGGCTTGAAGATTGTAATGAAGAAGAAACATTTAAAGAAACACTGATCAAGTTTTATACAGATGTAGAGTCGACAGGAAACGGCTACCTTGAAGTAGGAAGAACAACATCTGGAAAGATTGGCTATATCGGTCATATTCCAGCAAAGACAATGAGAGTACGCAGACTTCGTGACGGATTTATTCAGCTGCTTTATGGTAAGGCTGTATTTTTCAGAAACTTCGGAGATCAAGAAACTCCAAACCCTATTGCAGGCGGACTGGATCGACCAAATGAAATTATTCATTTTAAGAAATATACACCTACAAATAATTATTATGGAATTCCAGATATTGTACCAGCATCAAACGCTATGGCTGGAAATGAGTTTGCTGGAAAGTACAACTTAGACTACTTTGAAAACAAGGCCGTTCCAAGATATATTATTACATTAAAGGGTGGCAAGCTTTCTCCAGAGTCAGAGAGAAAATTGCTTGAATTTTTCCAGGTTGGTCTTAAGGGTAAAAACCATAGATCACTCTATATTCCACTTCCAGCGGATACTCCAGACGAGAAGGTAGAATTTAAAATGCAACCAGTTGAAGCTGGAGCACAGGATTCTTCATTTAACGTTTACCGCAAGGCCAACAGAGATGAAATATTGATGGCTCATAGAACTCCAATTAATAAGATTGGAACCCCAGAAGGAATTAACCTAGCTGCAGCTCGTGATGCAGATAAGACATTTAAAGAGCAGGTATGCCGTCCAGCACAGGACATCCTTGAGAAAAAAATAAATAAAGTTATACAGGAAATGACAGATGCCCTTGAAATTAAATTTAATGAGTTAGCTCTTACCGATGAAGATACTCAGTCTAAGATAGACGAGAGATATTTAAGAATGAAGGTAATTGTTCCTAATGAAATTAGAATCAGAAAGGGTATGGTTCCTCTAGATGGAGGAGATGAGCCAGTAGAATTAAAGCCACAGAATCAGGCAGAAATTAGATCTCAGGCAAATAATTCTAGAACTCGTGACCAGGAAAGATCTGCCAATTCTCCAGACAATTCTGGAGAAGGCAGAAATGCCCAGGGCGATGGCAGACAGGTCGAGTAATAGCAATCGACTACTATTTGCCTTTTGATATATAACATAATAAAATTAAGCATATGAACATCGAAAAATCATTGTGGTCTTCTAATGGAGAAGACATAACATTATCAGTTCCATTCACGAAAGTCAATCGTGAAAAGAGAACTGTGTCTGGTTTTGCAACACTAGACAACATTGATCAAACAGGCGATGTCGTATTAGCAGAAGCAAGCTTAGAAGCATTTGAAAACTTCCGTGGAAACATTCGTGAAATGCATGGTCCAAATGCAGTAGGCAAGATGCTATCATTCAAGCCAGAAACATTTTATGACTCAACAACTGGCGAATTTTATAATGGAATTTATGTAGATGCATACATCTCAAAGGGTGCACAAGATACTTGGGAAAAAGTTCTTGATGGCACTCTTTCTGGTTTTTCAATCGGCGGAAAGATTAAAGAATCAGACAATGAAGTAAATAAGTCAACAGGACAGCCAGTTAGATTTATTAAGAAGTATGCTTTACTAGAACTATCAATTGTGGACTCACCAGCAAACGAACTATGCAATCTTCTATCAATTCAAAAGATGGATGGCCAGTTCGTATTCAAGGGAATTGCAGCAGAGACACAAACAGAAAATATTTTTTATTGCCCAGATTCAAACAAGGTTTTTATGTCAACAGATTCTTCATACACATCTCCAGTAACAGGAAAGCCAGCAGAACTTATTGGCTGGGTTGAGTCAAATGATGTTAACAAAGCAAAAGAAATAAATAGAATTCTTGATTCGTATAAGCAGTCAAGATTACCGTTGCCTGATACACAAATAATTGCAAAACAGGCAAACGCAGAAGGAGGTAATGAAGTGTCAGAAAACACAGAGACAGCAGTTGTTGAAGAAACAGCACCTGTCGTAGAAGAAGCACAGGCTGTTGCTGAAGAAGCACCAGCTGAAGTTCCTGCTGAAGTAGCAGAAGATGCTTCTGCCGAAACTGTAGAAAAAGCAGCCGACGTATCTGAAGTTGAGGTTGATGAACCTGATTTTGCAAAGATGCTGGTCGATCTTAAGGGATTCTTTACAGAAACTCTTAATAAGGCAACAGAATCAAGCGCAGCACAGGTTATCGATATCAAGCAGACTGTTGAAACATTCAGCAAGGGCGTAGATGCAAGAATTACAGATTTAGCAGAACAACATACAACACTTTCGAAGGCAATCGAGGACATTAAGAATACAATTAATGGCGTAGAGAAGCGTGTTGACGCAGTAGAATCAGAAACTGCAATTAAGAAGTCCTATGACCTTGGCGGGTCACAGGAAGTGACAGTAAAAAAGTCAAAATGGAACGGTTCTTTTCTCGGAAACGTAAACGAAATTTTTAACTAAAAAAGGTAGGTGAAAAATAAATGAGTAATGAATTATTAGAAAAGTCAGTTGCTGCTAATACAACAGCAACATCTACCTTTGCTTCCACAACTGGTGGTGAGGGTATCCACACTGGTTCCGAAAACGGAAACGGTGGTCTGCTTAACGCAGAACAATCAGCTCGCTTCTTAGATTATATGTTCGATGCAACCGTAATTGGTAAGGTCGCACGTACAGTCCGTATGAAGTCAGACACAACAGAAATTGATCGTGTCGGCGTGGGCGAGAAGCTCATGAAGCTTGCTACTGAAGCAGATGACACAGGTTCAAATGCAGCAGTAACATTCTCAAAGATTTCTTTGACAACAAAGAAGCTTCGTCTTGACTGGGAGCTCTCAACAGAGTCTCTCGAAGACAACATCGAAGGTGCAGATCTCGAAGATCACATTGCACGTATGATGGCAACACAGGCAGGTAACGACATTGAAGATGTTATCCTTAACGGAAATACAGCTCTCTCATCAGATGCACTATACAAGTCATTTGATGGTATCGTTAAGCTTGCAAAGGCAAACGGTCACGTTGTAGATGCAGCTGGTGCAGGAGTATCAAGAGCGTTGTTTAACTCAGCTCTCAAGGCTCTCCCACGTAAGTACAAGCAGCGTCGTTCAGACCTCCGCTTCCTTGCAGGTTCAAACCTTATCCAGGACTTCCTATATGCTAACAGCATCGGAACAAACCAGACAATCCCACAGGATATTGCTTCAAGCATCATCCGTGGCGATGTCCAGCCTCTTGGCGGACCAGCTGGTTACGTTGCACCATACGCATTCGGTATTCCAATCGTTGAAGTCCCACTTCTTCCAGAAGCACAGGACGGAACATACTCAGGAGAAACAGGAAACCACGGTGACGTTCACCTTACATTCCCAAATAACGTCGTAATTGGTGTTAAGCGTGATGTAACAGTTTACCGCTTCTTCTGGCCACGCAAGGACTCAATCGAGTACACACTTTACACACGTGTTGGTGTTCAGATCGAGCAGGCAGATGCCTGGGTCGTTGTTAAGAACGTTAAGGTAGCATCATAATTAGATAGCTATTACGAATTGCCCCCGAATTAATTTTCGGGGGCTTTTCATTTTAATTTATCAATGCTATAATTAACATACCTAGAAAAAGGAGCATATATGTCTTTTGACACATTAAAGCTAGCAGAATTAAAGCAAGTAGCAGAAGATTTTGCGGTAGATATTACAGGATTAAAAAACAAGGAAACAATTATTGCAGCACTAGCTGAAGAAGGCGTTACTTGGG